ATAACGGAAACACCTATGGAGAACATGAGGCAAAAAAAATATTGATTAGGATTACAAATGAAAATTAAATTTATCGCAAATAGGCCATGGCTTAATAAAAGCACTAAAACAAAGCCTTCTCCTGCTATAAAAAATATTCCTGAGTGGTATAGAAATGCTAGTAGATACTTAAAAAATAATGATGGAGTAGAAATAATTGGTCAAGACGGAGGCAAAGTTCCAGCATGGAAATCTTGCCCCGCCATTTACGACATTCTTGGAACTGGATATGTATTAGAGACTCCATGTGACATAACGTTTTATTACTCTAATAATGTTTTAGATGTTAAAATACACCCCAGGTACGCGGAGTTTGTTCAAAAGCGTAGTGAGATGCCTGATTTCATGCAGCCAGACGGGTACAGAAAAGAGCATTTTGCTTGGTGGCCCGATTGGGGAATTAAAACTCCAGACGGATATAGTGTGTTGTGGTCACAACCATTTAATAGATTTGATCTCCCGTTCTTGAACACTACAGGAATCGTAGATAATGATAAAGTTAATTTATCAGGCACAGTTCCATTTTTTATTAAAGATGGCTGGGAAGGAACTATTCCACAAGGAACTCCATATCTGCAACTACTTCCATTCAAGAGGGACGATTGGGAAAAAGAATATGAATATCCTGATGAACTAGTGATGTTTAATGATAATATGGTAAATCTCACCAAATTTCGAGTCCCTAATGGCGGAGTGTACTTGAACGAAGTTTGGTCTAGAAGAAAGTACTTGTAATGCATCCACAATCTATAACCCCATCAGGATTTTTTGGAAATTCGCCAGAAAATATTGTTTCTCTGGATAACTTTATCAGAGAAGATGAACTAAATAAATTAAATAATTTTATTAGAAACAATAAAATTTGGGATGTTACAGAAACACACTATAATGAAAATGGTACAGTAATCTATGATTCTGATTACTGGGCAGATAGGGTAATTACATATCCAAATATATCTAAAATAGACGCATCAATAATAGATACTATTGAAGGTATGGTCGCTAGGCTTAAGATTGAAGTAGATTCATATTTCTCAGTAGATGCCGCTCCGACTAGCCCTGCCATGGTAAGATGGCTTCCTGGTCAATTTCAAATGCCGCACGCGGATAAAGAATTACATTCTGGTCCAGATGCAGGCCAACCAAATGACTTCCCATGGTATGATATTGCAGGGCTTTTCTATATTAATGATGATTACGAGGGCGGAGAATTGTATTTTCCAAACCAAGGAATTCAGTTCAAGCCAAAGTCTGGATCTGCATATTTCTTTCCAGGAGACATGAACTATATTCATGGAGTTGGCGAAATAAAATCAGGAATTAGATATACCGTCCCATTTTTTTGGACAATAAAAAAACATACTGGAAGGAGGCAACCATGATAGAAAAAAAGATTACAGAGGACATACTTGTATTTGAAGATTTTATTACAGAAGAAGAATGCGACAAAGTAATAAAAATTCTAGATAAGCAAGCAAAAAACGGAAAACTTGAATGGACGCCAATATCTTTTTATGAGTCATATTCTTCTGTAACTCCAAGAGATACTGATGAAGAGATAGAAGAATTTGGTTTAAAAAATAATTTCTTTTCGGAACTTGAAGATAGATTTATTGAGTGTGTAGCATCTATTCACGGATTAGATAAAAGTTCAATATTCAAGATTGGATTTCATAGTCAAAAGTGGGAGCCAGGTGCATACGCTAGACCACACTCAGATAATACCGACCTTGAAGGAAATCCAAGCCCATTTGAAAGAAGTAGATACGCAGCGTTCTTGTATCTGAATGACGATTTTGTAGGTGGAACCTTAAAGTTTACAAATAAAGATATAGAGATATATCCCAAGAAAGGAATGCTTGCCTGTTTTTCAGGAGGATTCAAAAACATCCATGAGGTTACTTTAATAAAAAGTGGTACTAGATATACCATAGGATCATTTTGGGACGATAGGGATGAAATTGCATACCCAGAGGAACTAAAAAAACAATGGCAAGAAGAGATGAAGAGTATTAGAGAAAAGCAGAGTGTTCAAAAAAAAGAATGGCAAACTCTTTTAGAAGAAGGCTATAAAATTTCTGAAAACGGTGAAAAATATAAAATAGAGGAGTTGGGGTAAGTGAATTTAGAAAAAATTTATTATGATAATATTTTCTATTACACTAATGTAATTGAAGATCCACAGAAGGTCATAGATGATTTAGAAAGAATAAACGGAGATGAGCAAATTCATCAATCTATTTCAATGTGGAAGCAGGACTCATGCCATAGAGAAAGAAAGGATCTATTTTTTGACAAAAGAGATTCCTCTACTGGAGATAACCGCTTGCTGGCAAAAGAAATAATAGAAAATATGAGAGGTACAATAGAAAGAATAGCCAAGCAGTTTGTAATAGATAAGGGTCTAGATATTGAACCAAATGTTTCTCCATCTTTAGACATGTGCAAGTATCCGCCAGGAGGTGGGCTAGGTGTGCATCATGACACTCAAGATGGAGATATGAATCTTCTGTATTCTATAGTTTTATATTTTAATGAAGATCATGAAGGTGGAGAGATTTCCTTTATGATCGATAGAGAAGGAAAGAATAGGCCAGGTACTGATTTAGATGATCCCAACCTGGACTTCTGGATTAAACCAAAGGCCGGATCAGCGCTGATATTCCCCTCCACCCATCCATACTTACATCAATCACATCCAGTAAAGTCTGGATATAAATACATATCTACAGCGTTCATATTTGTAGATGGATACGATCCATTTAATCCAGAGCATGTTCAGGCATATAAGAAAAAAGATATTTAATGAATATTAATATACGAGATGAATGGGGACAACTTAACCCAGAGAATGAAAGAATATTAAAAGAATATATAAATGGTGTTCAAGAAAGAAGCGTAAGCCATTATATAATATCTATTTCAAGGGATGGAGAAAACCCTCCTAGATCTATAATATCTTATGATAACGCAATAGATGCAGTAAGAGTATATGATTCATATTTAGATTGGGGATTCGCAAAGAATTTTCTAAAAGTAACTTTATATGAGCCATCTGGTAAAATGTCTGAAAAAATAATAAAAAGGCCACCAGGAATAGATCCAGTTTTTATGAGGTCTGTATATATTGAAGTATCAGATGTACTAAAAAATCTAAAAAATCATTTAGATATAAGAATATATGAGGAACTAGCCTTACAAATTGGTAGAATTTTTTCTAAGGATAACCAAAGATTTGACTCAGAAAGATTTTTTAAAAACCTAGGTGTCTTAGAAAACACAGGATTATCCAGCAAATAAGATATAATTAACATATGTCCTACTCTCAATTAGTTCTAGCAGATAAGCCATTAGGATATTGGGAATCCCCAGATTTTGGCGTAGAGAACCTATTAACACAGAATCAGTATTCTATAGAAACTTCTACTTCTGGCTGGTCTGCGGTAGACTCTAATACTTCAATATCAAGAGTTACCTCTGACTCATATGTTGGATCTGCATCATTAAAACTGACAGCAAATTCAGCAAGTCAGCACGGAGAGGTTAGAATTTCTTCTGGATCTCGCATTCAAGTAACTCCTGGTAAAAGATATACGATGCTTGCTAGAGTAAAAAGGGCGCAGGGAACCAGAAATGCTTCAATAAGAATTGAATATTTTACTACCCAAAGCGGATCTACATTGTCAGAGGCAGTAAGATACTCTAATGAATTTCAACTATCTAGTGACTCATGGACAACCATATACCATACCGACTTAATATTTACGCCTAACGATAACGACTACTTTGTATCTTGGGGTATTGCTACTAGTGGTTCAGGATCTATCGGTGATGAAATTTTAGTAGATGGCGTTCAGTTCTATGAGGGTAGCGTATATCAAATAGAAGATAGGGTATCCACCAATAATATAAATATATTTGAGTACGATCATAAAAATATTAAGCCCATAATATTTGGTACAGATAGTTGTGTAAAACTGACTGAGCAAGTTTCCCCGAATTTGAATAACAACTATAAATTGTTTATATCTGGCACAGAGAATAAAGACGCGACCATTGAAATGTGGTTTGCTATAGAACAGCCGCCATCCTACAGACATACACTTTTGAAGATAGGAACATTCCTAAACTGCTACATTGAAAGAGATAGAATATTTATAGAATCAGGCGGGAAGAGTGCAAGCATACAGGTAGTAGACTGGGAAAAACAACACTATGTTGCCATTTCATATTTAAACAGAAAGATAGATCTTTATTTAGATGATAGAGATCCTGTATCTGTTTCACTAGATGAAGACTTTAGGTTTGATGACATAATAAATACTACACTTATACCATCTGTGGTGTTTGGCCCATGCTCCAGCCCAAGAAATTTAATTTTCAACCCATCCTTTGAGGATGGGACGACAGGATGGGAACTACATGGATCAGGAACGACTATATCTAGTGTTTCTACAGATTCATTTTCTGGAGATAAAAGTTTAAGTATTTCTAGGTCTGCAAGTTCAAACTCTGGGGTAAAGATTATAGATAGATTGCCAGTTAAAAAATATAATAAGTATCAATTATCAACTCAAGTTAAAATTCCTTCTGGTCAAGAAAGCACTACCTTGAAGTTGATATGTAAAACATACGAAGATGTTTCAGGAGGATCTGTAATAAATAACTATGAAGATCAAGTAGTAATATCTAGTGCAGACTCATGGCAAGAACTATCTCTTTCATTCACCCCTGGATACAATGAAAATTATATAGAGGTCTATGTTGTAAGTTCTGTTTCTGGAACAGCAGGACAAATATTTTTAGTAGATGCTTGCCTTCTAGAAAAGTCAGACTACTCAGTTGTCTGGGACGAACTTTCTGATGATAGCGATCCACTTTTTATATCTTCCATAGCCCTATATCCGTTTGCGATGCCTAGAGATAAAATAATAAAAAGAATCAATTATGCTACCCAAGATTTTTCAGATTCTCTTTCAATTAAGTTCTCTGGAGATAGAATAAATACAGATTACAATTCTATTTACGCTACCAAAGAGATCGATATTTTAGAATTGGCAAAAACAGATCAAGTAACCTCACAGAATCTTTTATACACAAATAATGGATTCTATATGCCATCAGTAAAGCCTGCAGTTATTTCATCTGGACTATACGGCGGGTCCTATTCTTTAAACTCTAATGGAGTTCTACTATCTGGTGATTATTTTATAAACATAGATAATGTTGATAAATACTTTAACCCATATTCATCTACAATAAAAATGCAAATTCAGTTAGACTCTACATCTGGCGATGGGACTTTACTTACAATAACACCAGTAACTAATGCCTATGCAATATCAATTAAAAAGCAGTCTAATAAGATAGTAGGAGTTGTTCTTAACGACTTTGGAGACACATCTCCAGACCTACTATTTGAGTCTAACACCCTGGTATCAGGTCAGTATAACCTTGCGTTTAATTTTACAGAATTATCAATGTCTGTAAAAATCGGATCACAAGAGTTTAATGATATAAGCATTCCTAACATACAAACGTATACGCAGATAGTTTTGGGAAACTTCCCCTCATCTGATGATGCGTTCCCAGACAGAATTAGAAACTTTGGAGTAG